CGAATAATGCTACGTACTTACGTATTGATGCGTTGTAAAAATAATTTGCTATTGCCATTAGGAATCACTTATGTTTATATTTTCGCTAAACGGATCTGCCTCAGAGAAGTCAAGAATGTTATCACCTTCTGTTTCAAATACGTAGTTTCTAGCAAGATTATCAGCACCATCAGTAACACCAAACTGATCACCTGCTGTGTTAGCAAGAGCTTGTAGTGTTGTCGTGTTGCTTGTATCAATAGTGTCGAAGTATGTGTCGATAGGCTCACGACCAGTCTGGAATCTTTGTCCACTGTATTCGATAAGTTCTGCTCTCATGTCGTAAGTCTGAAGTGTACCTGTTTGATAGAAGATACCTTCATGCTCAACGAACTTGATCTCATACATCTTCTCACTAAGCGGGAAGTAGATTAAGTCACCTTCTCGAGGACGAACTAAATCTGTAACTTCTCTTGTGACGAAGCGCTCGAACGTGCGATTAGCTACGGTAAATGTAACTGTGTCTCGAATTTGTAAACCGAATTTAGATAGGAAATCACCCTCGCCTTCGAATCCATCAACGTTCTTGACGTAAGCTTCAAATTCGAAAGTCTCATCATATAGAGGAAGATCGTCTTCATTGAATACTCTGTCAATAGCACCAAACGAACGCTTGATGTAGATAATATCTACACCATACATTTTAATTGATTCAATAACTAGATCATCGATGAGTTGTTGCTCATTGAAGTTTGAGTAGTTATTGAAGAATACGTTAGTAGCCATGATTAACGCTTATCCAATAAAGTTATAGGTAAGAGGCTGATACGAACGTATCGCTTCTTCTTCCATGTTTTTTCTTTCTTCTCTCGCTTCTTGTAAAATTTGTTCGCCATTAAAAGATACGCCGCCGACTAGCTGCATATTCGTGAACTTAGTTAGATTTAGTCCCCATTGTTCACGAACAAGAGTTGTAGCATAATTCTGCAACCAACGATCTCCCCAAACATCTGAGTAAGATGCGGGATCAATCACGTCATAAGCTTCGACAATAATGTATTCTCCAGGAACTAAGAAGTTCTTATCTACATCGATATAGAGACGATTCACGTGCTTGTTATAACGAATCATTGGCTTGCCTACAAGCATTTCTTGTAAGAACTCAAGGTGAGACATTGCCATGTAATAGTTCTGAACGTTATAGCCAGTAATATCTTCGAGGTTGTTTAACACGAATTGATACTGAACGTTAAAGATACCAGAACCCGTAGAAAGATTTGTTGTAAGAGGGAAGATACCAGAAATTCCTAACAATCCAGCAGGAAGATCAATATAGCCGTTTGTTTTGTCAGCTTCAGTAATCTGATGCTTTAAATAAACGAGTTGGCTACCATTATAGTGATAGTCGCGCCAGAATGAAACAGCTTCATCGATACGATCTTCTACCTGTTCATCGGCAACGTTAATTTCGATCACAGGCGCGCCGATCTTTCGAAGGATATAATCCTTGAATAATTCTCTTGTTGTTGGTTGCGCCATAGTTTTTCTCTTTTACCTATATTTTATTATTTAGGGATAGTGCTGCTTAAATTATATCTGCTTCTGCCATTAAAAATGCAGTAAATGTTATTAATAAAGTATCATCGTATCCGCTAGCACGTCCCCAGAATTCTATACTAATTGTTTCTGAGTACTGATCGCCTTGATTTATTGGGGTCCCGGCGTCAGAATCGGCCCTTGTCTCAACATCAAAATTAAGATTTATATAATTAGTATTACTTACGTTATACCAATTGCCATTAGTGTAACTACCGCTATTAGTGGTTGCAGTATAAGTAGCGTCCTGTCCTTCGTTCGTATTTGGTGCTGCGTCCTCAACCCATACCATTTTTATAGCAGTTGGTGTTGTCGTGTTTTCATATATTGTAGTAAAGGTTATAGGGTCTAAGTCAGCTCGTACATTACTTTGATTAATCCATTCTGCAGTTGGATTATCGTTGCCGAAAGCATCCCCGCGTACTTCAATTTTAAAAACACCATTGTCATTTGTAAATCTAAAATCTACTTCAGCAGAACTACCACTTTGCCCTTGGCCAATTTCATAGTCAGCCCCAAAACATTCAACTACATAACTTGATGTGCGTCCTGTAATTGTTACTGCAGGATCAGATCCTGAAGTAGGAATTGAATTTCCACCTGTGCCGGGTACCAAACCTGCTATAACTTGAAATGTGTGTGGTATGCTCATAGTTTTAACTCTTCTACTCGATTATTTATTTTTATGGAGTATGCTCAGCTTCTAATGTAATAGTCGAAGTAGCCAAAACAGTTAATGTTGAAGCATTTCTTATCGATAGATCCCCATCATCAGCCAGGCTATCTTCTTCCATTTGAATTTCCCAAACCCTATCAGTTCCTAGATTCAACCAAACATTATCTGGTGATGTTCCATCTGCGAAATCAATTTTAATATCATAATCACTGGCTGAACCGGTGTTAAGCCAAGTTCCCTGTGAACCACTGGAAAAGTTTGCGCTGCCACTTCCTGTTGATAAATCATTTACATACCAATCACCATTACTATCTACTGTAAGTCGTATTTTAGCATAAGCGCCGTTACCGCTAGAATTAACAGTGAAGAATCCAGAAGGTGCAGTAACTGGAGATGGTGTTGCCTCCTCGCCTGCTAGTCCGACTATAACTTGAAATGTGTGTGGTATGCTCATAGTTTCTTCTTTATGCTAATCCTGTCCATTCACATTGATAATATCCGGTCGCAAGTATATTTGAACCAGCAGCATCAGATGCAATTTCTACTTTCATTGTTCCATCTTCAGAGCCGTATAAAAGAAGATCTCGACTATCTCTATACCAAAATTTTCTTGTTGTTGCTAAGCTTAGCCAACTGTTTAAAGTAGCACTATCTATTACACTTAAATTATTACCAGAATAATTTGATACTCGAATATAATACGTCGTACTTGGTGTAACATTACACCATTTAGTTGATGAAAATAAGTATCTTCCAGAACCGCCTTGATTATTTGGATCTTCATATTTGTAAATATTACCGTTAGCATCAAATTCCCATCCCATTACTAAATCATTGCTACTACTTGCTGCTCTATCAAAGAAACTTTCTGGAGTACTTGTAGTACCGTCTAGTGAAACAGTTTCAGTAGGAGCAGCCGCACCAGCTGACGTATATCCTACTGCCGATCCGTAGATAGTACTTGATGTGTCACCACATAGAAACGTAATTTGCCAATGTTGATAATCTGCCCATGTAGGTTCAGTGTTGTCTTTCCATACAATATTACTAGAAAAAGTCGGTGTATAATTGTTGCTACTGGTGTCTAATAGGAGAGTAGCACTCTTACCCTCAACATAACCACTCTCAGTAAAAGTTGTAGCTGCAGTGAGAGTGCATGTCATCATAGGAGAAGTAAAGTTGATGTTATCAGTAACGTCTATTGATGAGACCTGAAAATTGTTGTAAAGCCCGTTAGCGCCAGTGATATTAGTTAGACTTCTAGTGTCTGATATAACGTCTGTTCCACTTATTTTAATTGCCATGATCGTTTATCCTAATCTTTTCTGCATTCTTACAAATCCATAACCCAGATCATTATATTTTTGAATTATCTGTTGTTTATTAGCTTTGTCAAGTTCTTCGTCGTCGTCGAACCGACAGCTTGTATAGACTATTTCTGAATTCGAAGATTCGTATGTTTCTCTTAAAGTAACTTTATAGTTATGAATTTCCATTTTATGTTCCGTACCCTGTTGCTGTTGCTCTTACGATAGAAGAATCCCAACACGTAAATCCGATCATCCAGTATCTACTTCCTGACCAAGTAGGTTCAGTATCTGCTGGCCACTTGATGTTAGCAGAGAAAGTCGGCGTGTGCGCAGATGCAGAAGTATCTAACAATAGAATTGCAGTTTTTCCTGTATTTTTATTAGACTCGGTAAACGTAACGTTGCCAGACATTGTTAGTGTCATCATTGGCGTAGCGAAATTAATAACAGTCGTGATCGCGGTTGCGATAGGATGAAACGCATCATAAGTGCCAGAAGCGCCAGTGATGTTTTCTAGCGCTCTACTGTTGTTGATTACTGATGTTCCTGCTATTTTAATTGTCATGTTTACCCCTTAAACTGTAGCTTGGGTGCCGTATTCTGCGCGTAAGAATAATGCTCCGCCGTTGGCTGTAATCTCACAAGTCGAATAAAAAGTTCCTTGATCACACACTAACTTGATGCGCAAATCTGGATTCGCAGAACCAAAGTCAGCTTGTGTTGTTGCTCTATTCGTTTGACCAAAATTTGGATTTGCTTGCGCCATCCAACCAAAGGTTACAGGGAAATTGTAGTAAGTTCCAGAGTTGTATCCGTCACTAGCAGGAGTCGGACCAAAAGCGTAATTACTAGCATTACAATCACCGAAGCAGGACTGACTATCTACGTTGTATTGAGCTTGAATTGAAGTAATGTTAGTAAGACCGCTGTAAGGAATATCTACATAAGTTCCTATTGCTATAGCACTACTATCTCCATTGATAAAATATGCTCTTAGGCGACTGTTTCCCGAGTCGTGCGAAAACGCAACATACGCCCAAATTTCGGGGAATCCAATCTGTGATGTATAAACACCATAAGTGTCCCACCCTGCAGGAGGAGAAAAAGATGACTGAAGAGATGCACCACCGGTTACTGCTGCAGAGAAAGGTTGCGCTGTGGCTCTTACAGTCGTAGCATCCCAAGCGACA